ATGCGCTCAAACACGCGCTCTATGAATCGTTGTTCGTGGGTAACCTCACCCGCGTAGTATTCGTAGGCATCGCGCATCACTTGGCCAGAGAACCCAAGTTTACCGATACGGATAGCGTGGAATAGCTCTTGATGGAACTGGGCATAGATTCGCTCGGTGGTGGTGGAGTCGGTCGTGGCAAAATCCTTGTCGAAGTTGTGGTGCGGGAATTCCTGGATACGCGGTGCGTCTTCCATATCTTCGACCTCAACCAACATCAGCTGCCCCGCCTTGACATCGCCTTGGAACTGCGTCAAGTCTTCCATTTTGATCCCATCGCGGGTCTCGGCGTAGCCGTGTTCGCCCACATCGGGCGCGCCCATCTTGGTAATCATCATCGCGGACACCAAGAAGTTAGAGCGCACGTTGCGGTACTTGACATTGCCAAGCCCCTCATCGGTGGATATCTCAGTAACGGCAGGGTCGTAGATGGGGATAGGATAATGCATACCGCCCGCCATACTCACCCATAGAATCTGCCCGCGATAGTAGTCGATGCCGCCTACCGCTCCCATCTGCGCCTGCACCACCTCTGGGCGTGGGTCGAAGACTGGCCAACGCTTGATATTATCGTTATTGACTGCGACATAGCCGCCTTTGCGCTTCAACTTTCCGCTCCAGTCGGGATGGGTGCAGATGTGAGAAACGAATCCGTGGTCATCCTCTTCCTCTAATCGGCAATGTTCAAATGGTACTGGCGTTAACTCGGTGATTTCGCCAAGCGCGTTATAGTTGACGTGGATGGCGAATCCCGCAAATTTGGTGAGATCGTCCGCGACCGCGTGGAGTAGGTCATCAGCCGTGCGACCTTCCCTGCCTACCACATAGGCTGCGAGATTCTCGTCCGCGAATCCGAACCCCTCAACGAACTTGCGATAGCGGTCTAAGCATAGCGATGCCGTACCACTCGCGGCCACGATATCGGAGAGGTGCTGCGGGTATAAGTTGTTGTAGCCATAAGATTGGATGTTGAAGCGGCTAATGTCGGCCACCTCAACTCGTTCTTGCGGCTTTATGGTGTTCTTGACGTTCATTGTGCTTTCTTCGCTTTCTTGGCCTTTGTTTTCGGGCGCAGTTCGCCCACGCGCGAGAAGCGAGTGACCATATTTGGGAAGAGAATTAGGTATTCGGCTGCAATCTCATCCGTGAGATTGGCATTGGTATAGACTGCACCGCCGTGGAAGTTGGGCGATGTTAGTACAATGCCATTTTTCAGCCAGAATTTCTTTTCTTGTGCCATCTGATTAGTCGATTTGAGTTGTTTGTGAATGAGGATGACCGCATCGTGGAAGCAGTTTTGGCACGAAGTCACGCGCAATTCCACACCCATAACGGCCTTATATAGCGACCTAATGGCCGCTTTATCCTCAAGGGAGTAGGGAGCATCGAATCGCTCCCTCAACCCTTGAAGAATGGTTAGTGCATCTTCGCGCGTCACTGTGGGTCAGCGGTCAAAGAGTCATACATCTGCTTGGTGGTAGCAGCCGTGCCAGATACAAGGAACATCCCCGATTTGGGCGCGCCGCTCTCGGTGAGGGTGAGCAGTACGCCGCCAAGCGTATCATCGGAGTTGGCATCGCGTTCGCCCGCGCTTGCGCGCATTCCGTTCTGCAAGCCGAATATCTGGTACTCGGCCGTGCCAGAAGCACTTGACGCGCCATCGTTCTTCAGCTTGTTACGCAGAATTACAACGTTGTCGGAGTTGGAGAGGGCATCCACGATGTCCTTGGCGGTGGTGCTTCCCCAAGTGGGAACAAGCAGCTGCACGGACGATTCCCAAGTATTAGCATAAGTGCCGACCGTGAGCGTCTGGGTCGAGCCGCTGAAGGGCGTTGCGCCCTGCTGAATGCACTTGTAGCCGCGCTTGCCGCTCACCAACTGAATCTCCTGCACCTCGTTTGGATTCTGCGAAGAAATCGTGTAGTTCTCGATATAGGAGCGGGGGATGATTACGCCGTCAGCCTCGAATCCCTTAACGAGCGGAGATGCGCAGTTGGGGATGATGTCTGCGGCCAAGATGGTATCACATACTGAAGCCATATTCGTGAATTTTAGAGTTAGTAAAATAGACAAGCGGGTGAGGCTCGTTCGCCTCAAGGGCTATCCCCACCCGCTCATCGTGCGTTGCCAGATTACCAAGCGACCTGCAATTTCTCGTTGTCGAAGACCATCGTGTCAATCTTGCCGGTGGCATAGATGTAGTTGTAGCGGTCTTTCTTGTCGAAGAAGATATCGAAGTCGCTGAACAAATCCTCGGCATTCGTGCCAACACCAAGATTGCGGATGGTGGAGTAGACGGCGCGGAAGGGCTTATTCCAAGCGGTGCCTGTGTTCTCGAACTTGTCAATCATCTGATCCCAGATGCGGACGCGGGCAACGCGGACACCATCATACTCGGCAATGTCGAAACCCTCGAAGACGGCCTCCCAAGGCAGGATAGCGTTGTAGGTCTTCTTGATGTCGTAGGCCAGAGCGTCAGCGAGTCGGCCAGTCAAGAGGATGACTCCATCGGGATCACCCTGCAACTTGGCAGGAGCGTTGAACTTGAGCGTGTCGAGAATGCCGGTAGCGACACCAGAGCCAAGAATCGCGCTCTTCTGCGCGGCATAGGTGGTCTGAGCGTTAGCGGCAATGGCCGTCAGCTGCGCGGGATTGGCAGTGACGATAGCGGCAAAACGCTTAAAGAAGCCATCGCAAGCCTTGAAGAGTTCGACATCCACGCCATCGGTGATGATACCGCCATCGGTGATGTTTTCTGCATTCTTGTCACCGAAATAGGCGATTCGCCACATCATCACGCGCATAGCCTTTTCAAGAGCGGGTCGAAGGATGACATCCATAAACTCGCCGCTTGTGAGGTCTTGGATATCGGTGCCGGTGTTGAGCGTGTACTCGGCGATGGTGTTCTCAAGGACGGTGTAGCAGATCTTGAGAGCGATGTTCCAATCGCCAAGTTCCCAGGTCTTGCCGCTATTAGCGAGTCCGCCATCCTTGTAGGTGGGGTTACACCCTGCACCCGCTACGCCTACATCGTCCAGATCGCCCCAGAAGCCAGCCTTTTCGCCATTCTTGACGCGGAGGATGTTAACGTAGTTGCGCAGATTCTCATCGCTCCAGAATTCCTCGCGGATGAGGTCGCGGAGCGCAGTTACATCACCAGGGCAGAAGGTGATGTTGGAAAGATAGTTGTTAGCTGCCATTTCTTACGTTGTTGTTAATGGTTGATTACTTGTTCGCTTTCTTCGCGCGGATTTCCTCAAGTCGCTTTTGGAGATGCGACTTTTCGCCCTCTTCGGCCTTGACGGCTGCGTTGTGGCCTTCCACTACGCGACCATCGGGCTGCGCGGTTGTCTTGATGTGTGCGAGAACTTTGTCGATGCCGCCTGCGACCTTCACGGCATTGAGGATTCGCATATCCTCTACGCTCTTGGCGTTGGCGGTGGCCTCTTCGGCCTTGGCGTTAGCCTCTTCGAGCTGCTTCTTGAGGTCTTCGTTCTCCTTGCGTAGCTGCTCGATTTCGCTTTCGTCTTCGTTGTCCTCTTCAATCTCGATTTCGGTGATGACACCATTCTCGACTACGATAGTCTTGCCGTCTGGCATCTTGTGTGTGCCATCGGGGGATGCCTTGTCACCTACTTGCGGCTCTCCCTCTTCGCGTTCGATGGTGAGAGTGCCGCCAGTTGACGTTGACAACTCCATTGCAATTGGAGCTGCCTCTTCGACTACCTCTTCAGAGGCAATCAAAGCCTTAATCTTGTCAAGTAGACTCATTTCGTTTTGATTGTGGTTATTATGTGGTTCTGCTTTCGCCGTTGTGGGGGCGATAACGCCAGAGATAAAGCCAAGCCGTTGCGCATCTTCGGTGGTCATCCATTTGCCCTCATCCATTATCGCTTGCAACTCCTCGCGCGTGGCGTTGGTGCGCTCGACATAGAGATCGAGCATTTTGTCTTGCTCCGCTTGCATCTTGTCGGCCATCGAGCGCAGTTCGTCCGCGTTGAGTTGGCCGTCAGCGTATGGGATATAGGGATTGTGGATGAGCAGGGATGCGTGAGGGCGCGCTTTCCTTCGCTCGATGGGAGCGGCGCAAAGGATGATAGTTGCCATTGACGCGCATTCGCCGTCAATAGTGGCCGATATCTCTTTGCCAGATGCTCGGAGTGCATCGTAAATCGTCCATCCTTCGCGGACATCGCCGCCCCTGCAATTGAGTGCGAGTTCTATCTTGCCATCGTCAGCAGGGATGGAAGCGAGAAATTCATCAACATCCTTGTACGACACGCTATCATCTGCGCCGCCAAAGAAGAATTGAGTGAACATCTGCTCATCCTTGCTAACGATATCTCCGTATATTCGTAATGTTGCCATAAGATCTGACTTTCTTTGCCACAAAAATACGATTTTTCGGTGCTTTAGAAACGTTTGCAAGTGTGTAAGCCGCTAACATTCGACCGTTAGTGTGCCACTTTTGACCGCTTTTCGGGGCGATATGGGCAAAAGATTGGCAATTCTTGGCCGAATTTATGGTGATATGGTCATTTTTCGGCTTGTTTTTGCCCACGATTCAAAAATAATGGTTACCTTTGTAGCGATAGTAAAAAGTTATCATCCTTTTTGTCGGGATTTGCGGCCTCTTGTACCGGCCAAAGAGGCTGCACCCGACTGCAAAGAATACTTTCTCACTTTACCATACCCCCTCCTTTTCCATCTTTATTCAGCCCCTGCCCTTCGCGGCAGGGCTTTTTTTGTTATCTTTTTCGCGCGCTCACGAAAAAGATACACACTACACAACTACACACTACACAATGGCCACAAAGCCGCATAAGTACTGGGCGCAAGCCGTTTTTATGGTGTGTAGTGGCGATTTGAATTACAATTGTAATACAATTTGCAAAATAAAGAAAAAGCCGCTATCCTCACAGACTGCGGCTAAAACAAAACTAATCTAAAAAACAGATGAGAAACCAAAAAATAACACCTATAAACAAACACTTTCTTTCATTTTCTTAATGCACCGATATACGCTCATCTCGGATATATCGTGCTTGACGGCCAACTCGGCAACGATGGCCGTAACCTTGACACCCTGCGCCTTGAGGGATTCGTATTCCTCATAGATAGGCAGCTTGGGGATATCTTCAGCCGTGACCCCGCCACGCTGCGCTGCAAGCAGGGTGGACGATAACACCTTGATGAGTTCGTATCTTGTCATTGCGTGACTGGTGCTTCGGCCATTGATTCGATGACGTTAACGCGCGTTGATACATCGTTAATCTCCTGCACACTCACGACCGGCGCGGGCATCTCACGGATGGCAGAGGCAAGCGCACTTGCCATCATCTCCATCCCTTCGCCCTCTCCGCTCTGTGTGGTGTAGATCGTGGCCGTGGGTTGGATAGGCACACCGCCGCCTATCTGGTTCATTGTGGAGAGCATAGGTGCGAACATAGCAGTCGCAGCAGCCGTCATCACGCTTTCTCCATTCGACAACTGAGCCGCTATCGAGTCGCTTTTGCTTGTGCCAGTACCGCTCACGTTGCCGCCACCTTCAGCGACACCGCCATCCGCGAACTTGGCCGAATTGATGGTCTTAATGGCGGTAGTGATATTGGCCATAACGGTCGCAATTGTCGTGGCCACGGCTGCGATGTTGCCAGGAAATGGAGTAGCCATTGCGGATGCCACGCCCGCGCTGATGGCCTTGCCGGTGTTGATTGCCACCTCTGCAAGTGCCAGAACCTTGGATGCCACGGCAGCTGCCTTGTTGTCATCGCCGAATGCTTCCATAATGGACGATATGCCGCCGAAGACGGCCTGCGCCACTTGGAATCTCGACTGCTCGACCTTGTTATTTTGCTCGACGAGCTTTTTATTCTCCTCGTTGTATTGCTTCTGAATCTCAAGTTTCCTTTGCGCGAACTCCTGCTCACTCTCACCTTCGACTTGGTGGAGTGCTTCAAGCTCTTGCCGCTTCTGCTCGACTCTTAACTCTTGCTGCGCTACGGCGTTGGCTGACTCCTGGGCGATGCGTTGCTCGAAGTCTTGCTGAAGGGCTGCGAGTTCCTCTTGGTTGGCCGCGATGCGAAGCTGCGTCCGTTGTTGCTCATAGGACTGGGCGATAAGGGTTAGCCGCTCTTGCTTCTGCTCCTCGGTCAACTCGGACTGCTCAATCTCCATCGTGGCCGCGTCTTGTTGTTGCTGCAACAATGCCATCCGCGCGTTGAATTGCTCTTCGCTACCCTTGCGGGTTGTCTCGATGATAAGCTGCAAGCGTTCTTCTTCAGCCTTGACCGCCTTGGAAATCATTTCCGCTTGGTGGCTCTCCTCCATCTGGAGCAATACGTTATTACGTTGCTGCGTGAGCGCGATGATGGTTGTATTGATAGCGGTCTGCGCCTCGGCGGTGAGATTCTTCTCGGTAGCCAAGCGCATTTGAAGGTCAGCGATGCGGCGGTCGAACGCTGCGCGCTGAGTATCCAGTTCTCGCTGATATCTGTCCTTGATGAGCGCGAACAAGGCATCCTCAGACTCGCGAATGGCGGCTATCTCAGCCTTGAGGGATTCCTGCGTATCCTTGACGCTCTCCTTCCGTATCTCGGTGCGCTCTTTGTGGATTTCCTTCTCTGTCGAGACGAGCTGCCTTTGGAGTCGGAGTGTGCCGTTGTAGTAGGCCGCTTCCTTCGCGTAGACATCAGCGCGGAGCCTGGCGATTTCATCGTTCGTCTTTTCATCATTCTGCGTCTTCTTCGCGTCAGCCTCCGCGACCTCTAACCTGCGCTTGGCCAATGCTACTTGCGTCTCCATCTCCTGCTTTTCAAGAGCGATGGCGGTGCGCAGGAACTTGGCGCGCTTTTCGGGGTCATCGGTCTTGGCGGCGGCGGCGCGTAGGATAGCCACATCGCGCGCAGTCTTCGCGGATAACTCTTGCGCCCTTCGCGCTTCATCTTCGATGGCTTGCCTTTCCTTTTCAAGTCGGATGTTATCTTCTATCGCCACGTTGACCTCGCGGAAATACTTGCCTACTACCGGCAGACGCTCGGCCAGATGCGACAATCCCATTGCGAGATTCTCCGCACCCTGCACCGCGTCAAGTATGCGCCCAGTTAAATCTTGTATGACATTCAGCACCGCCTCAAGGGCGCGCTTGAAGGGAGCGAGAATGACGTTGAACGCGCGCGTGTTTTCTTCGCTTGATGCTATGCCCTCTTTGAGAGCCATAAATGCAGCCGCAATAGCCGCGATGGTGGCCACGATGGGATTAGCCAGTAGGGCAAGAAGCTGCTTGCCGAAATCGGCCACGGCTGCACCCGCCATCTTGATTCCGTTGGCTACACCGCCGCTCATCGCATCGCGTATCATCTGGAGTTGCTGAAACCACTTGCTCTGAGTGCCAAGCGTGTTCTTAATCGCATTTTCGTAGTTGCCTACGTTGCGATAGTATCGTTGAGTTGCTTCTTCAGCTTCCTTGATTTGGCTTGTGGTAGCGTTTATCGCTTCGCGTAACTCCTTGCCACGTTGACCGCTCTCCCTCTCGCTCTTGGAGAGGGAATCGTATTCCTTGGTCAAGTTGGATAGTTGCGCGCGTAGCTGCTTGAGTGAGCCGTCTTGCGCCTCTTGCACCTTGATGTTATTCTGAATCTCTTTGTTCAAGGTGCGAATCTCGCCGTTATAAACGTTGATTTGGTTCTTGGCAATGGCTACACCCTCGGCATACTCTTTTGCCGATATCGCGCCTTCCTCTTGCGCTGCGTCCAGTTTCAAAAGCTGCGCGTTGCACTCGGCAATCTTCTGCTTGTATTCCTCGATGCCACGCACGGCATCGCTATAATTGACTCTGATATTTAGAATCTGTTCTTGCTCGTCTGCCATAGTTCCTAATATTCAACTGGGATTCTTAACATTTTACACCTAGCAATGCCTTTGCTATATTGCAGCGATATAATGGCGAACTTGCCGCCAAGCTGCTCGAAGTAGTAGGTTGCCGATAGGTCAAGCGCGATGATCTCTGCCGCGTTCATACGCACATCGACATCCACGATGCGCGGGTTGCGCATAATGGCCGCGAATGCCTTGTATCGATTATCCACGACTGACGAGAAGTCCATCGCCGCGAAGTCTGCCGCCATAAGGCTGATGCCCGCGAAGGTATCGACTGCTTCCTTGATGTAGAAGATGCAGGGCTTCGGCTGCTTATACTCCCACACCTGGCCATCGAAGTTCTCGCCAGTATCATCGACCAAGGTAGTATTCTTACGCTCAAAGTAGGGATAGTAGGCATTCTGTCCGACTGCGAACTGGCTTTTAAACCAGTCGCGGTCTTGTTCGATGGTATCATCATCGACCGCCATACTGCCATCGTTGCCGCCATCTGCCCATCGAAGGTGGTTAGACTGCGCCCATCCGCTTGCCTTGTAGGCTACCGAATAGCCTGCGACCTTGTAAGACCAGTCTATCGGTGCGGACGAGAATAGCGATTCGTAAGTGTAGAATCTAATTATGCTCTCGCTGACGGCCACGGGGAATGTGCCGCTTATGGCGGCGAGCGTGGCGATGTAGTCGATAATCTTGACGGAAGGGAGCGAGCGGATGACGTTGTAGTATGCCCCGACAATAGGCGCGGCATCGTTGGTCATTCCTATCTCGATATAGGATGATTGGGAGATGCTGAATGTCAGCGCACCAACGAGACGAACGTAGTATTTCTTTCCCGCCTGCACCTGGATGCTGCCGTCCAACGACATCTGCACACCACCGCTCACGCTGACAAGGGGCGCGGAGTAGCCGCCTACAACATTATCGGAGTCATCGACAATCTGGAGCGTGATGTCTGATGATTGGCCTTCAATACTTGTGAAGACGATGCCGACAAAGACGGAAGCCTTGAAGGTAGCCATTGACGTGAAACCCGATACATTCTCATTGCCAAAAAACTTAATGAACTGCTCTTGCTGACTGCCCCATATCTTCGTGCCGAACACCTCATAAGCCTTGTAGATAGTCGTGTTGCCAGTCGTGTTGCGGTCGCTTGTGACGAGTAGATTCGCGCCGCCTCTGGCTGACGATGGCAGGGTAAGGTACAACGCGCCACCATTACCGGTCATAACACCGCCACTCGCCAGGACAAAGGAATTGACCGCGCTCGGCTCGTCCTGGAAGTCGAACAACCCGCCCATCTGCGAGTTGATGAGCGAGAGGATGTACGACGACTTGACGGCGCGGAAGCAGGGAGAATGTGTGGCCGTGCCGACTGGCAACTTGATAGATTCTGGGTTGTCGGCCGCGTTGGAGTCGTGGAAGACAAGCGGCGTGGCCGATACGTTGCCCCATCTTGTAATGGCTGCGTGTTCGACAAGCGATGTCGAGCCGCTTGCCGTCAAGTCGGAGAGTTTCTTCTCGCTCCCCAGGATATCGAATGCCACACCCGCTCCCCAGATGATGGTAATATCTATCGAATCTTCACCGATGGACATAAGGACTGCGCGCCCATTGCGGATGAGTGCCACGCCATCGCTTTCGTATTGCGCAGAGTGGAATGCATAGGGGTAGCTTGTCTTGTTGCTCACCACTTGCGACTCATCGAAGATGGCGAGATTGTGTTCCGTCCGTGGCAGTCTGACGGTATTGGTGTAGTTGGTCGAGATGCCCTTTAGGCCGTCAAGCACATTCCCCTTGTAGTTGAGGTTGATGTTGAGGCCGCTTGCGGGGGTATCGACCAACTCATTGTCAATGTATAGTCTATCCGCGTTCATAGGCTCTGGATTTCTTCTTTTGGCAGGATGATGGTAGCGGTGAAGTCTTGCAGAGTGGCTTGCGAGAAGGTAGTGGTAGCCGTTGCGATGGTCACGCGGGCCATTCCGTTTGTCGTGCGCATCTCCACGATGGGAGATGATAGGAGCGACTGCAATATCTTGATGTCATCCTTCGTGGCTCCTGGATAGCCGACTTGGATTCGCCGTGTCGCGTTCTTCCCTTCGATGAGGATGCCAGTGCCGTTGTAGCCGTTGGCCGCACCGAATTCGATATCGTTGCGTAAAGAGGATGAGGAGTTGCCGACTTGGTATTGTTCACGTCCGCGCTTGAACAACCAGAATCGGGCGAAGCCTTGGCGATCCACCCAACGCAGATACACACCATCGCAGCTGCTATCGATGTGCTTAACCACCTTGATAGTCTTCTGCCTCGGCGAATATGGATAGGTGGTGACGCCGAAGTTCTTATCGAGCATAAACTTTGCGTCCGATGTAGATGTTATCGTAATCTCATCCGCGACACCGCCTGCCGCGTCTAACGAGAGCGCGCGGATGCCAGTACCCGACATCGTGCGAGACGTAGTGCTTGAGCCTACTCTGCGAGTGACGGTATTCGTGCCGCTCGGGAAAAACGCGCTCAAGATGGAGGGGTAGCCCGGCCAATAGTGGACTACGATGTCATCGTTGAAGGCTTCGTCCGTGTTTATCGCTCCCCAGATGGCGTGGAAGTAGTGATCACTTCCCATCGTTGACGTGCCGCCATTGTAGTAGATGGTGAGTCGATACACGAAGTAGCGCGTGAGTACTACGCCCGCGATGCTGAATGGATCTGGGTTGTCACTCATCGCAGCGCGAGCGAACGCGGACAAATCGAACGCGCAGAAGTAAGAGCCGTTGCGCAGTACTGGTGTACGTTGGTCGTAGTATTGCTTGTAGGGCGTGCCACCGCTCGTCTCGATGTTGAGTTCAATATACTTTACATCGTTCGATGACCAAGTGCATCGTAGCGGGATGACACCGAAAGCGAACTGGAATGCATCGGGGGCTTCGATGCTTACATTGTCAATGGAATAACTAATCATTGTTTAATCGTATGCTTTGAATTTCTAATTTCAGTATGTCCAACGCCCTGCTCTGGATGTTGGCTATTGTGGTGGGTATCTCGTTTGAGTAGACATCGTTTCGACCGCCGTTGCGGTGCAGGAGTGTGCCGCGCTTGCCGATGCTGACGGCTATTGCCCACGCGAGAGAGTTGTTTGCCCGCTCTTGCGACTGGTTGCCCTTTGGTGTGGCCGCTATGCCTTTGTCGTCCATCCATTGTCGGATGATGGCTGCGAAGTTGTATGGGGTCTTGCCCGCCTTGCGCCCAGTCTCCAACGTACCAAAGGGCGCGCCGTATGGCCTTCCGCCAAAAAGGATGCCGCCATCTTCGCTCACCTCTACGCGCATCGAGTCTCTTGTGCGCCCAGAGGCTATTGCCCCTACGCGCTCCATATTGGCGATAATGCGTTGGCGCAGCTGCTCCAACTCATCGCGCAATATCGACTCAATGCCCTCTATACGCATACGCCTTGAGATTGCTTAATGGTGAGTTCAAACACCACACCGGTAACATTTGACGCAAGCATCTCGGTATAGATGTAGTAGCGCGTTTCGGTGATAGGCTCGAAGTATCCGCTCTCGTTGAGGGCCTCAATGAATCGCAGACCCACGGCGCGCATAGCCTGGTACACCGCCATATTATCCTCCGCGTAGGCATCGCGGTTGACCTTATCGAAGAACCCGACTAAGCAACGGACGCTATCGAAGTATAGACCTCGATTCATCGTGACCGCGCCTTGGTCGGGAACAAGAAACACGATAAACGGCAAATCGGCCTTGTCGGCCTTTAAGTCAATCTCGCGCCAGTCACCCTTGACGAATGAGAATGGCGTGAAGTTCTGCGCGACCTCTTCAACCTTCGCCTCTACTGACTGAAGCATCAGTGAGAAGGTCTCATCGAACTTGAAATCGAATGTAAAATTACTCATATCCTTTGATTTTGCTGCAAAGATAGTCGCTACTTGGATAGGTTGTTATTCGTGGATTCATTTTTAACAATTCGGGAATCCGAATTACACCTCGTTACACTTTTTCGTTACACCTCATTACACTTTTCCGTAAAAAAATTACGGAAGCACCAAAAAAAGAACCGCTATCCTCACGGACGGCGGCCCTAACGAAAATAATGAAAAAGAAAATTTCAAAAAACACTAAGATGAAGAAAACAAATTGGCAGGATATGTAAAGAGAATATATTATTTCCTTCGCTTCGATTCTTGGATGTATATCTGTTGCAGCCGTCTTTGATATTTGGCCGTCTCCGAATCAATCTTCATACATTCGTAGATGCGCATCCAACAAGTATCCATCACGTCATCGTGGTTGGTGATGCCCATTCTTCGCGCGTACCAGTCGGCCACCCCGAATGCTCCGAACTTGAGCGACTCCACACCGGCTCTCTTTTCTTGCGATGTGTAGGTCGGGCGCAGCTTCGCCCATAGGTCGTTGATGGTGTCGAGTTGATGAGAGACCCACCCACCGAAACGCACAACGTCAACGGCGAGACTCTTGTACACCTCATCCTCGCTCATCCCCAAAAGGACGGTGCAGGGAAGGACAAATGCATCTTGAGCGCGCTTGGCTGATGACAACGTGAACATCTGGCCAAGTGTCATCGCGGTTAGGTCTTTGGGTGTCTTGTGACCGCCTACCTCATAGGGGCGTGAGAATTTCTTGATGTCCAATGCTGCGGTCATCACGCTATGAGTGGCGATGGTCAGCCACTCTCTAAACGTCATATTGGAGCGATTATCTTTGTGCATATCGAAAGGGTTGTTATACTCCGAATCTATCGTCAATAAGACCACGCCCTGCGCGGTAGTGGGTCGGCCTTTTCTCGGCCAGGAAGGAAAGCGCGTAGTATCTGAGCGCGTCTATGGCGTGGTTGAAAGCATCTACTGGTTCATTCAGTTGCTCCCCATCTCTGCCCTGCTTCCACTTGTACGCTTTCAACTCTCGGATGAGACCTTTGGATCGCCGAGTCACTCGCAGAGGGTAGCGCGTGAGAATCTGCAATCCGTTGCGGATGGAGTCTGCGCCCTTGGTGGTGGGCCTAACGTGTAGCCCGAATGCGTTGATCTCGGCAATGCTCTTCGGCTCTGCTGAGTCGGCCACGATGGGAGAGTAGATGGTGCAGCCCTGCGCGCGTAGGTGTCTGGCTATCGTTGGATTGTCCATCCCAGTATCATAGACCTCAAGGTCGGCATAGAGATAGCCGTGAGCAAGCCCCGCGTGAACTATGGCGGTGGGGTCGTTCGTGAATCCAAAGTCAATGCCGCGTCCATCTTTCTTGAGTGATTCGGGCAACTCATCCACTATCTCCCAATCGCGGAACACCAAGCCGCGAATCTGGCCAGTCTTGCCACGCGCGTAGACGCGGAACAATTCCTCATCATCTATTGATTCGATTCTCGCGTGTTGGTCGGCCGATAGGAAGGGGTTGCTACGATGGTCGGAGATGATAAGCTGCACCCCCTCACCGCCTATGACGTTATCGTGAACCCAGAATCGGGATGTTGGGTTGTAGTCTATGAACACGCGCTCCTTGGCGCGTATAGCAAGCTGCCAATAGACATCATAGGTTATGCCATCGGCCTCGTTGATGAATAAGAGATCACGCTTGCCGCTCTTGGCGTCTTGAGCGTCTGCATAGGACTTGAATTCGATTATTGAGCCGTTAACCCCTCTAAACTCCCTATCGCCTTTGTTGATGGTCGGATAGAACTTGCGCAACACCTCATCACTTGCCCATATCGTTTGAGCATCGCGGAATGCGCCCGCCTTGAGGTTAGGGACGTCAGCCGCTACCACGGTGGCCGTTCTCGTCTTCTCAGCGCACAAGGCAAACAAGACTTGCAGCGTGGTGTAGGTCTTGCCGCTTGATGTGCCGCCTTGGTTGACAATCACGCGGGCGGTTGACTCCATCATCTTGGCGAAGAGGGGCGCAGTTGTCATTTGATGTCTTGTTCGTTGTCGGATAGGAATTCACCTCCCACATTCACCACTTGGACGGATAGGGCCTTCGGGATGTCTATTGCCAAGTTGTCGGCGGGTTTCTCGCCTACGATGTCACGGATGGCGTTGTAGGCTGCGACATCCCCGCTCTCGGCCTTTTCGATGAGGGCGCGGCCTATCGCTACTTGGTGCGTGAGTTCGCCCGCATCTACTCCGTCATCCTTCAGCAATGCTTTCATCTCTTCGGATATGCCCTTCTTTGACAAGAGCATCTGCATAGCTTCGCGCAGGGTCTTTTTCTTTCTGCGAGCCTCTCCAGAAGCCTTGCCGCCCTTGACCCCGCCCTCTCGCGCTTCCTTCGCGCTTCGGTATGTGTTGGTTAAATTCTGCTCGTTTGCCATTGTGTACTGGTTTTGTTTCACTCTTTATTTGTTGGGCTTGCAACCACCCAATAACAAGGGGGCGGTCTTGCCACTTTCACGCTTACTTTTGTCATCTCTTGATTGCAAAGATATGGTTTTTAGCAGAGTACTTTATTATCACAAATGTTAAAAGTTGAAAATTAGCGCAATTCGGGATTATGTAAGCGTGAAAGGGCGATGTTGGTGGTTGTTATTCTCCATAGAATATCTTTTTTGCTTCTTCGTAACGGGCTTTTTTCTCTTCATCGCTCATCTCGTCCATTTCTCTGTATGCTTCGTCCATACTCGACAAAGCAAAGTCGATACCGGCGAAGAGGGCATTTTTCTTGCCAGAGTACTTGCGTTCGCCATAGATGACATTCAGCTTCCCGTCATCTTTCCTCGGTTTGCCAAGGAATACTATCACATACTCCCACTTGTAATTCGGAATTGGTAAGCATACGATATCAGTTGATTTCCTTACATTCATCCATTCGATGATTTCGTAGGGATTTTCGTTGTTGCCGCCATAGCCCAACTTGGCCAACAGGTCGGCGCGTTGCTTAGTTGTCATAGTTGAATATTCATTAACGTTTATCTCAATAGTGATACTTGTTCATCCGTCTATATGTGCAGGGCTACACATATATTCGCGTAGCCCTGCGCGATGGTTAGAAGAGTCTCGGCTCACATACTCTGAGAATTTTCTCTTTGGCCAACTTGAAGAAATCCTTCTTGATCTCAAAGCCGTAGGCGCGGCGGTTAAGCTGCGCGGCGGCTCTCAAGACTACACCGCTACCGGCGCAAGGGTCGATAACGACATCGTTTTCGTCCGTGAATATGCGGATGAGTTCCTCAAGTAGCGGCATAGGCTTCTGCGTTGGGTGTACTTTCGGGGTCTGAAGGTCGCGCGGCCATTCAAAGCAATTGAATATCATTCGGCCGTCATTGTTGAATTTCGGCAGCTTGTCTTTGTAGAGGATAAGGCCGTATTCGCAATTGCCCACTACCTTCATATTCGCTTTCAGTACTTGCGCGGAGAAATTCTTGCGGAATACAAGCGGGATGTAATGCTTGAATCCGTAGCGTTCGCCAAGTTCGATATAATAGTGCAGTTGTTCAAATGCGCAGAAAAGAACCATACAAGGTGCTTTGCTTTTCCTTCGCCCGCCCTCCTGGGTAGGGGGGCGGTTTCGGCCTCTTCGTCAGTCACTCCGAATTTTGGTTAAATCACCACCTTGCTTTTCAAGCCAAGCAAGGATATCTTTATCACATACACCGTTCGTTTGTTCTCCATATTCAGCACCTCTCTTGAAGAAGTCAATGAGCGCTTTTCTTATTTTCTCATCCTCTGACTCAGCAAGTTCGGGGAAGATAGTTTCAAGGTCTTCTATTGATGCTTCATCGCCACGGTTATGTTCTTTGTAATACTTGATGATTTCTTCTGCTCTTTCAAGAGCCTCTTTGTATTTCTTTTCGTAGTCCATAATTAAAATAAACTTAATTGGTCATTCGGTTGTTTGTCTCTGCCAGTCTCGATGAGCAGCTTGCGAAAGATGTTGTAAAGCACTCCGTCAACGTTGCCGTTCTCGTCCGTGTAGTTGCCGCCCGCGACAATACTATTGCCCGCGAGCGCATAGGCGGCTGAGTTGCTGACAACGGAAAGGATAGTGTCTATTTGCGCTTCGCCAACGCCCATAAGGCGGAAGCATTCGCGCGGTGTTATTTTTCTGATTCTTGCTTTCATTGTTTTGTAAGTGATGATGAATTTTTGATTGCTTGCAGCCTCTCGCGTTGTGAGGTTGAATGGGAATGGCTCATCGAGCGATGAGAAATTGTTGTGCCGCGAATCGAAGTATCCGTCCGTCTGGGGGGCAGATACGGCAATATCCGCAAGGGGTTATTCTTGCTCCCCTCGCTGGGAGTTGTCGGTCGGTGTATCTTCATATTCGATGATTAGTATCTCCATATTCAGCCGCGCGTGACCTACTCTGGAATGGATGCATTGTACATAATCGGAGAGTCGCAAATCGATGATTTCGCCCCGCGTGTGGTCTCTCGTCCTATTGAGTGCGTAAACCTTATTCGCCATATTCGTATATTAGCACCACGCCGGTCGTGCAGATGGTTGGGGCGATTTCGCCCCCCTATCACTCTGCCGCGCCTTGTTAGGCTATGCGGGTAGGTCGCATCGAACGCGCCGAACGGCCTTACCTCGACATATCCCCTGCGCGTGGGTTGCTTGATTAGTAGATTCATAGTTCGATGATGTATCTATCACCGCTTGCGGATATCCGCGTGGTGATGGTCGGTGCGATGGTGTCGGATGCGAAGCAGAGCCGCCCGAACTGGATGTCCACGAACCACCGCCCCCCCTTATCGCCGTACTTGCTGAAGAACTCCGCTATCGGCTTGGCTGACCTTTCAATCATCTCCGATATAGTTGTCAAACGTGGTCATCTTGTATGACTGCGCGCATACCACCCTGGCCGCCCCCCCCTATGTCGCGGGTGAGTTCCTCGCGGTTGCACTTAACCAGATTCCGCGTGAGCCGCTCGATAGATGCATCGGAGAGGTAGTATTTAGCATCTACGTTCTCTTCGAGCATATCCTTCAGCACCCTCTTGAGCGGGAATGGTCGCGGCCAGTTGTAGGCGCAACCACCATCGAATGCCTCTAAACCATCCATTCTGATAGAGATCAAGAAAAGGCGTTGTCTATTCTGGGGTATCCCATAGTTGAGCGCGTTGAGGATGTTGGCGTGATTGACGTACCCTAACCGCTCCAACTCAAGCTGCCAGAGGTTGAACGTGGGGATGAACTTGCGCGAGACCATATCCTTGACGTTCTCCAATATGAGGTATTTGGGGCGTAGGCGCATTATGGCGTCACGCACGTTCCAGATGATGGACGAGCGAGTGCCGCTACCCTCTGCGAAGCCGTGCTGCAACCCCGCACTCGATATGCTCTGGCAGGGCGTGGAATAGAATAAGAGGTCGCATTCGATGTCAAGCTGTGCCCAGTCTATCTTGGTTATATCTCCAAGGTTGCGGTCGCTCCATTGCGGGAATAGGGCATTGTGAGCCTTGACGGCGGGCTGCTTTTCTATCGGCTGCTTGCTTGCGGGGTCGTACTCTGCCCACGCTACAAGGTCGTAGTCGAATGATGGGTAGTGTTCTTTGAGCGCGTCAAGAGCCAGGCATTGCGAGTCGTAGCCGCTGCAAAGGGTCACCACGCGGAGCGGGCGTTCGTGCGTCCATTGCGGCCGCGTACACATCCAGTCATCGGTTGCCACGCACTCGCCGTTATCGTTGAGGTAGCAGGGGATAGCCCCTGCGCATCGTGAATCTGTAGTCATTTGATATTGTTTACTCGTTTATACGCCCTAATTGAGATAACCCCAGACGCCGTGATTATCGATTCGTTACCATCAATCTTGCTTAGAGGGGTTGGGAACTCATCCACAACCTTAACGCAGGGAATGCAATGTTTGAAACCATCGTTTTTAACTAGATTCTGGATGCAAGAATGCTCTGCAATATCTTCCGCCTCTTCGTAGTCATCGGCTGCGACATTAACCCAGGCATACTTTGCCAGACAAACTTTGAAAATCTTCTTTGCCATAGTTGTAAATTGTTAAGTTGTTAAAATGGTACATCTTTAGATTCACCGCCAATCATCCTATCCCAGTCGACGCTGTCGAAGGATGATTGCGGCTTTTTGTCTCGATTCAAAGGATAGAAGGTGGTGTGGTCGGCATCGAATCCGACTAACTCATCCCCTATCCCTACTCCCCTACCTTTGGCAAGAATGAGGAGCGCGGTGTCTTTAGTTGACTCGTTGGCATACTTGCCAGAATAGTTGCCTCCATCTGGGTAGGCGGCGGGGCGGTCGATGAGGATAACGTTGTCGGCCGATTCCTCTATCTGGCCGCTACCTCGCAGCATACGCAATGAAGGGTGCTTGTCGGAGCGGTTAAGCTGCGAGAGCAAGAGGATAGCTATTCCGCATTCCTTCGCCACATTCTTGGCCGTTCGGCACATAGCCGCCAGACCTTCTTCAACTCGTTCGCCGGTCTGCGCGTATATCTGTAAGTAGTCGATTACGGCCAGACGCACTCCGCGAGTCTTGACGAGCGTGCGGATACTGCGCATAGTGCGGTCGAATGATACGGTGCTTCGTTCGTCAATGTAGATGGGGAGGCCTGCGAATGATGCCGCCGCATCGTGGTAGGCGATTCGCTCGGTATCGTTGAGTCGTCCGTTGAGGATATGCCCTGCCGTCATCTTGGCCAACTTGCTCACGCTGCGCGCCGCAAGTTCAGCCTTTCCCATCTCAAGCGAATAATAAGCCACTGGAGAGCCATTCTTGGCCGCTCTCACGGCGATATTCATCGCGAGTGCTGACTTGCCCACGGAAGTAAACGCGGCGATGATAGAGAGCGTTTGCGGCCGTAACAAGTAGAAGCGGTCGAAGATAGCGAAACCAGTCTCGATGTATTCGTGCCGCCCCTCGCGGTTGGCATCTACCATCGCGGACAACTCCGCGAAGGAATCGGCGAAGGTGGCGATGCCGTCATCGGTCGTGAGGCTCTGGATGTCGGCTATTGCCTTGCCCACGCTCTCAAGCTCCGCGTCAACATCCGCTACCGGCTCGATGACACGCGATGCCGCCGTTGTGAATGTCTGCCACAACCTACGCTGCACATCAAGCGCGTGGAGCCTGGCAACATCTTGCAAGAGGGTCGGCTCGGAGCAATGAACGATGATCTGCGCGAGTAGTGCGCGGTCGATGTCTATGCGGAGAGCCTTGCCCCTTGCAACGATGCTATTGATGTCCGTGATACCACCGCCGTCAAGGATAGCCGACACGCACCGATAGACATTGCTCAAAGCAACATCGAAGAATGCGGTCGGCGAGAGCATATCACTTACCTTGTGATAATGCTCGTTGTAGCGGATGAGAGTGCCTAACACACACATCTCAGTATCTCGGTCATTGGGTAGCATAGCGCAGATATTGGCTTACATAGTCGCTCAAATTGACATCCGTATAGGCAGCGGGATGGCCCATTAGGAGGTGAATGTGAGCGTTGAGGTTGTAATGGTTCTTTCTGGCTTCGATATCGTCAAAGTAGGCGATGTCGAGCGCGTGGACGAGAGTTTCGGGTGATAGTATGCCGTTAAGTTCGATTATCTCATCGATGGGCCGCTCGGATGTGGTCGTGGATATAATATCCCACAACTCGGCATTCTCTGCCGTCATCATATCGGATGTGAGCAGGATGCAGTCGCGCATCTTGGAGCGGTCGTTCAAGCAGCTGCCAACGATGATATTCTCGATTTCCTCTTTGCGGCTCATTTTATCGATTCTACATATTTGACGATTCGCTCATACTCACGTCCGATGACCTCGCCATCCTTGTACGCCTTGGCGATTAATTCTTCGCCAGTGCCGTAAAAGCATCCTACTTTCCACTTGTCATTCGAGCGTGTCCAAGTGAAATATCGGCCAGATGACCACCAATTCTTGAATACGATATAGTCCGCATCGCCGCTGACCCTCGCATTGCCGTAGACCCTCGCATCGCCGCTGACCCACGCATCGCCGCTGACCCTCGCATCGCCGCTGACACTCGCATTGCCGCTGACACTCGCATTGCCGTAGACCCACGCATCGCCGTAGACCCTCGCATCGCCGTAGACCCACGC